AATAATATAATCAAACTTAGTAAAGGGTGCCAGTGATGGTGCGGCTGCAATCTGCATAAACTGTGTAAGACGTTGACTGCGTACCTCATTAGCCATAAGACTTTCAGTACCACGTGCCTTAACTTCCAAGTCACCCTTAATGTCAGGGTCAAAGTCAAACTGCATGTTAAACCTAAACAGACCCTCACCCAATGGACGTAGTAGGTAGTCATCAATGTTTTTAACTACAGACTTAATACTTCCCTGTGCTGCACCCATAAGCATACTAATGCCTGATGCAGTTCTACCTACACCTGATACACCTGTTTGACCATGTGCAAAGCTAGGAAAACCTGTGCTTTCATCTGCAAGTACACGTGCCTTATCAAACAGTTGCAGGTTTTCACCTGATACATTAGGAAACTTAGTACCAAAGATAGCCTGTCCCGGTGCGCCACCTTGACGCCTAAAGACCTTGCCGGGATACAATGACAAGTCTTGACCGGGAACTAGGTTTGTTTCATCAATCTCTATAAGTAAATTACCCGACAGTACAGCATTATCTACAGCCATACGCATAAAACCATTCATCAATGTTTGGGTATCGTCCATGTTTTCGGCAATACCAACACCAAAGAAACTATAGGGATTGAGTTCATACGGGGCAGCATGATACGGTATACATGCAGGTTTAAATGGATTAATTACCATACGTAGTAACTTACCATTACATACCCACACATTAGCTTGTAGTTCATCTACTTCACTAAGCTCTGAGGGAATGTCTACTCCCTGCTCTTCTAGGAAATCTACATCTACCATACCCCAGTACTCTAGTACCTCATAGCGTTCTACACCATGATCAGGTGCATAGTCAGATAGATCGTCTTCCCAAAATTCTTTATTATAATTCTCGCCAAGTTGTATTGCTTCATCAATTACATTGTCTCTAAAGAAAGGACGTTTCTTGAGTTGACGTAACTGTGATCGTGACATCTTGTGACGTTCAATTACATACTGTGCTTCATCCATATTGTTTGCATCTGGATCAGGGTAAAAGTTCCACACAGATACATGAGATACTTGCGGTACTGTTTTAATAGTAGGGTTATACTCACCGTCATCATTCCAATGTGGATACTCTTTGTCAACAGCAAACGGACCCTTCATAACACCAGTGCCAAATAATGCCATTTCAAACGCAGTATTACGTAAGTGTTTACTTGCGTTAGATTCTTCTAATTGATCTTGTATTTTCTTCTGCATTTTCTTTGCAGCTACCATAGCTGGGCTAAATGTAATAGCAGTAGGTGTCATACCTGTACCATTCTTTAAACCATCTACACCACGTAGTTTATCTGTAAAGGAGCCTAGCATTTCGCCTAGTGTCTTACTTGTAGCACCTTTGGCTAGTTCTTTACCGTCACCCTTATATCCATACGGAGTTACAGGATCATTTTCTTCTGACTCTTTAATCTGTTCAGGTTCTTTAGGATCAAAGTGTACATCTGCTACTACACCCTCTGGTAATTCAGTAGGGTCTACTGTCAAGGGAAACTTATTGTTAGCAAACATAATAGACTCAAGCTGTTGATATGCAGCTAATGTTTTAGTTTTAGTAACCTTAATAAAAACTCTTGACTTTTCAGCTTCAGTAAACTGTACGTCAGGACCATAGATACCACGGTAGTTTCTGTATGCAGATAACCAACGTTGTTCGTCTTGATTACGGTAGTCCTCTGCACGTTTAAAACGTCCCTCAATGTAAGGAATAATATTATTGGTTTGATAATCGTCTATAGAAGACTGCTCACTATCTTCTAGTACTATTGATTCGTCTTCAATGAATGTATTATCTTCGTCCATTTATATTTCCTTAATATCCAAAAGTTGAGTCTGCCATAGGCATACTATTCTGAGGTACACCCCTACTGTCGTAGTCAAATATACTAAAGCGTGGTCGAGACATTATACCATAACGTAATGCATCATACAAGTGATCTTCTGCATGTGTATCAACATCTTCTGGATTCTTTTTATCCAATGGTATTGCAGGTAGTTGCGAGATAGTTTCAGTACAAGTATTAAAGAATACCATACGTGATTCTTCTGTAAACTCATCTACCTGTAAACGCCTGTGTATTTCGTTCTTACCAGCTACACGTGAGCCTTTGCTTCTATCTGATGGACGCCAGCGACAGCCCCTCATAATCATTTGTTCTGCTAGGCTAGGGCCAGTGTCACCACGTTTGTGCCACAGTGATGAGTCAAGTACTCCGTAACGCATGTTACCATCACCAGCCTCTGCCTCAAGTACCATGTCAGCTAGGTCTACTGCAAGTACCTTAGATACATACAGTTCTCTGTACACTACCAACTGCTCACTAGGACTAACCGCAAACCAAAGGACTCCTGTGTAACTTCCGTAACCGTAATCGCAAGCTCTAAACTTAACCCAGTTATTAGGAATTTCAAAAGGCTCAATGACATGATCGTGTCTATTAAACTCAGTGAAGGCAGCACCTTCTTTAATGTCCCAATCACCGTCTAGTAATTGCCTACGTTGTTGCTCTGGTAGTGACAAAAGCATTGCTTCATAGTCACCCTGTTGCGACAGGTACGGATTATCTTTTAGTCTTGCAGGAATAAACCTACGTTTAAACAATGGCCTACCTGCTTTAGCATGTCCTGCAGGATACTTTAACGGCTCACCTGTTTCAATATCTGTAGCAATAAATGACTTACCTGCAGGTGCAGGATCAATAAACATTTTTTTAACCCAGTGATGACCTCTGCCACCGGGGTTTGTAGTGGCTCTCATACAAAGAGGTAACTCAGAGTCTGCTGATCTCAAACGTGATCTCATATAATTCCAAGCAAAAGGTGTAGCCCATTGGGTAAGTTCGTCGAAACCAATCCAACTAAATGCCAATCCTTGATACTTAGTAACATCCTGATCCTTATCTAAATAACTCATCCATAGAGTAGCCCCTGATGGTGCAGTCCATTGCATCTTACGTTCTGACCATTTAATACCGGGCCAAATCTTAGGGTACATTTCCTGCGATTTACTAATAAGTTCTCTTAGTTCTTCTGTTGTGTGACGTAATAGTAGGCCACTAAAGTTGGAATTACCCATGTACCTAAGAGGATCAGCAAGCATAGCGTAAGACTTACCCCCACCAGCACTGCCTCCGTACAAGACTTCTCTTTCACTTGCGGCAAGAAAGTTAGTTTGCGGTCCCTCATTCGGCTTAAAGATAACATTGTGATCTTCCTCTACCTGTTTAATATACTCTTGTTCAATTATATTAGACTGAGGCACTGCTTTCTTCTCTGTCTTCTTTGCAGTCGAGCCTTTTCTTTTCGAGGGTTTCCGCTTTGGCGATTGCCGCTTCCGCATATTCTGCCCATCTGCGTAGGCTTGTAGACTGATTTTTTCTTTTTCTTTCATTCTTTACCCGTTTCATTAACCCTACATGTGATATACTTCTACCTGTATGGGCGCTTAACCAATTAGCAACTTCTCTGTACGAATATTGTTTTAGGTACTTTTTAGCTAACACTAATTTATTTAGTTCATCGGGTATAGGTTTTAGTACATCATTATCTTCAGGATCAACTACATACCCAAAAGGTATTGTACGTGATATTCTAGGAATGTCAACCCATTCATTGTTTATTTTTACATCAGTAGGTTGAGGAAGTTTATATTTATCAAATGGTTTAGTCATCACACGTGCAGTTGTCTAGGCTTTCTCCACAGGAACACATTTCTTTATTCTTAGCTGGCATTAACATAACGCCACCCTTAGCTTCTACTTGGAGCTTTTCTGTTTTAACCAGTCCTGTACGATCCAGTAGTTCCTTTGCAGACGCAACTTTGTCTTTAAGGCCCAGTTCTGTGGGGTCGTACAGACCACCAACAATAGCCATTGCAGCCTTTGGTGCATTCCTTGCCATATACATTTGAGTTGCTTCAAGTACTTCTTCCTTTATGCCTCTAATCAAGTCACTGGTACTGTAAGTTTCTGAGTACCCTGCTAGTTTCTTAGCAAGTACTACATCACCACCTGCACCATCAAACAGTACATTGAGAAACATTTGTTGTTTTTCTGTGAGGTTACGTGCCATTATTTTAGTTCCTTATATTTAGGTAAGCAGTAAGCTATAGCTCTGTCTTCTGGTGCTATGCCGTGTGTGCTGTATCTCTTAGTCATTTCTTTAGCGTAGTAGTTGCAGTGTTCAATAGTATTGAATACCATTGTGTCCTCTATACGTTCTCTGTTTATGCCAAGATAAACTATTAGTATAAAGGTATACACCTTTACATTAATTCAAAATGTGGTGCATCAATAAATGGTCTGCGACCTTGTGATCTACGTAGGTCTACATAGCTATTCATTGCGTCCTCCATAGAACCGTCCCACTCAGCAATGTTACCTACACTCCAAGCTGCGCCCCACTTAATAGGTACACCATGAATACGTGCAGCATCAGCCATAGCGTCAGCTAAATCGTCATACATATTCAAAGCCCATGTAATGTTAGGACCAACATAGGCCACCAGATCAACTGCACGGCCCTCTAGGTGCTTACTCTTCATAGTTTGTGAAGCACCCTTAGCTACCAAGGCTTCCTGCTCTGCTAGGGTACGCATACCGCATGTTACACCAAAGTCTACTTTAGTCATGTCAATAGCAGTATTAACTACAGTTATTAACCCAGCATCAATGCCACCAAGTCTATCTATGCTACGTGATGATAGTTTAAATCCCATTACTTTTCTCCGCTATGAGCTTTGATTGCTCTCGTATTAACTCTTGTTGTTTTTCTAGTACAATAAACTGCCTGTCAGCTTCACTTAACTGTGGCATTTTTATCACATTATCTTTTGCCAAAGAACTTACTCACTGAACGCATTCCTATGCTGGCACTTACAATGCCACCTAATGCAATCTGATACCACTGAGGCATTATC